ATAGGTTCTACCGATAGTAGGGAATTTGATGCGAGGAACAAATTTATTAAATCGTTCGGGATTCTTAGGATCAAATACAGGAATAGGAGAAATATATTCGTCTTTGGCTTCTTCCCACATATATGAAAAATATATTTTATCAATCTTAAACGATTTCTCATTCATTATGCCCCATCTACTGGCCGAAGCTTCTTTATGCCAAAGATTAACTATTTTTTTAGTGCCAAATTTATTGAGCGCCATTTCAGGAAATAAGTTTCTGAAATAGATATAATCGAAAATTGCTTCTTCAATATAAAGGTCAAAATCATTATTCCGTTTAAAATCTTCGAAAGGCGCATATATTACAGGTTCGAGAATTTCTTTACCATCAGCAATTACTTTTTTGTAAGTAACAACACCATTACCAAAGAAAGCATCTACAAGCCATTTAAGACCCGATTCAGCAACAATATTCTTTTCAGTTTTTGCAATAATATTTTGCGGCAATAAATTATCATCACCCCAAGGGCTCCATATATTAGAAGTAGAAACAGGCTTTATATACTGAGTAGTTTCTGATTGTTCCATAGAAACTACAGCTTCTGGACCAGATAAGAATGCAATATCACCTTCAATATTAACCATTAGTAAAAAACTTTTTTATTATTAAATTCAATAATTAACCTAGGGTGAATTTTTCTACAAACATTAGAAGGAAGAATCATAATATTAAGAGTAGAATTCTCGTAGTGATTAGGTTTTTTTGAGAAAGCAGAAGAAGTTTTACTTTTATCCTTCTGTTTATCAATAACGCCTTTTTCAACAATCAAAAAATCTCCGCCCGAATTTCTTTTCACATCATACTTTACTACTTTAAGAGAGAAAGGAATAGGCTCTTTATTAGAATCCACCTTTCTCATTATCTTCATCATTTCTGTAAATTGTATCAGCTGCATATTGTATTATTAAGAGTGCTAAAATAATTGATGATGAAAAAAAAATAAAGGACAAAAAAAAGCCCGAGCAAATGCCCGGGCTTTTTGTTAATTTTTATCCATCAGAGTGGATCCATAATCTCGCCAAAAGGCTTTGGCTTCTCCCACGAATGGCATATTGAGGATATCATTCGGGTTATCCATATCATCGTATAGGTCATCAATTACGAATCGGGCAGGAATTTCTTGCACTACGTGAATAAGGCAGGAAGGGAATTGCCGATGCAGAATATATAACTCTTGGTTGACAGGGTCCACGGTGAACATAAACTTTGGTTGAATATATTCGTCCGGCACTTTCTCGTTAAGATATTTGTTTACAAAAGCTACATCGTAGCCAATAGCATCGGCTAAGCGAATAAGATTATCGAGCGTTGGCGGATAGCGACCTGAAAGCATGCGGCTCACATTATTGGATGTAAATCCTGTTTTGTCGGCAATGGTTTCTTGCAGTACTCCTTTATCTTTTGCCAAATCACGTAAGTAGTTCATTAGTGATTTGCGTATTTGTTTGTAATGTTCTTCGTTTAGTCCCATGATGATGAAAATTCTTTATCTTTAAATAATTCGGCTAATCCTGATAACTGCTTTAGCCGTAGCAGTTCGTCGGCATCCATGCCGATATTCTTCATAATCCAAGCGTCACTCATGCCTGATTTAGTAAGTTCTGAAACAATATGTGTCATTAGTTCAATAGAGTGAGAACCACGAGCTCTATTGTGGCGAATAGTGGAAGCCATTCGATTTGATTGGTCCTTATTAATCACCACTACTGGTGCCATTCCGTTCTCACGTTCATAAATATACTTTCGAGTTTTAAGAATAGTATATCTGTGAAATCCATCTACAATTTCATATACATCTTCGTCGGGCAGGTAGTAGCATACGATTGGCATAGTAAAGCCATCTTCCGCTATTGATTTTTCAAGCAGCTTCATTTCGGGTGGAGCTACCGAGTTTGGATTGTAACTATTTGCCCGTAATTGTTCCACAGGAATAGCCAAAACATTATACACTGGTGATTTCATAGTATTGATTTGTATTTATTAATTACCTTTTTTCTTCGTTCCGATTCTTCTTTGGTCATAGCAAAGCCCATATATTTACATAAGTGGTCGTTTTTAAGTACGCAAACTACCATACGTTTATAACTGGGTACCGATTTGAATTCCGATATCTTTATTTCATCAGGATAAGATTTGAATCTGATTGTTTTCTTATCGGTTTTATAGTTCGATTCTTCGCTAATTTCAATAGGGATATCGGAATTGGTGATATCTTCTATCACTTCATCATCGAGCACACCACCTCGGGTAGTCCAAAATTCCTCGCTTACCTTGAATTTCTTCTTATAATTTTCACGAGCCGATTCGGGAAGTGTGCTAAGCAGAAAATGAAGGTATGATTCCCATGTATGCTCTGGCGGCTTAGTGATGGACTTCCAACCCATAGCCGTAGTTCCGCCATAGATGCCGCTGAAATTTACACCATTGACCCGACTAACCAACTTTCCCCAGGTGTTCGGTTCAATAGTTCGATAGAGTTTCAGTGTGTCAATTCCTTGACTTATGAAAGGGCTTGCAACTCGCATCTGATGAACTGATAAACCTGCTTGATAGAATAAATCATAAAGCTTATTGTATGGCTTTTGAAATTTATAATTATAAACCCACACATCATTTACATTCCAATCATAGATTGGGTAAAAGTTGTATTGGAGTTTATTGTCGCTTAAACCACCAGTGGACCAAAGAATATCTTTATACTTTCTTTTATTGGTCGTATTGGCAATCATAATTCTACGGTCGTAGCTTTCATCGCTACGCACACCAATCAAGCAGGCGGTTTTCTTATTGGTTTGGCGTTGGAGCCATTCTCCAAACTGCTTTTGAAAGTCGTAATCCTCCATCCCGTAAGAATAGAAATCGAAATTATGATTATTAATATTGATTGAGTTCTCTGGAATATCGCGCACCCATAAATCTTTCTTACTTTCGTCCCAAGGAATCCAGCTACTGCCATTCATTGAAGTGGCGCAAGGCGTGGAAAGTGGCATGCAGCACCAATATTTATCACAGAAGTCGGGTAATGTATCAAAAGTTTCCTGTACATATTTGGTTGTATATTCATATTGCGCTTCATAGTCGATATGGAATACTCCCAAACGATTATCAAGCTTATGATCCTTGATATAATCAATAGCAAGGTTCAGAAGCACACCACTATCTTTACCTCCTGAAAACGAAACGTAAACGTATTCAAATTCATCAAAGATGTATTGAAGGCGTTGCTGTACTGCTTGATAAACATTCTTATTGCGGTTATACTTTGTCATAGCAGTTTCTTTATTTCTTTAATTGATTTTAATTTGAAAGCTTTAAGTAAACTTCCTTTTTGCTCCACGTTCTTATCCATTAAGCTTTCCAAACCTACATTGCCTGTAAGTTTATAGATTCTACAATCAAGCTCTTGGCCTTGGCGGTAGATGCGGTGTTCTATTTGGTCGTGTAAAGCATAATCCCAATGCTTATCAAACTTAATTAAGATATTGTATTGCTGTAAATTGAGCGCAAAAGCATTCTTTTGCCAACTCAATATCCTGACATCAGGAAAACGTTCTTTTAATTCTTGCTGTGTGTCGATGTATTTAGCCACGATAGCTACTTTTGAAGGGTCGTTTACTTGCAATAATTTTTCAATTATCTGAAATTTCTCAGGGCTACAACTGTAATTGTGTTGTAGTTTCTGTGTTATTTCAAGAAAGATATTGTTATTACGGAACTCCATCCGCTCATCATCAAGATACTTTTCTTTAATTTCTTCATGCTCCTGCTTTTCCTCAGGAGTAAGAGAGTAGCGCAAATCAAAGTAGTGTTTCTTGGTGTCGATTTGTAGGTCGGCTTCAAATACATAGGGTTCAATTAGCTTATATAGGTAATCAACATTATGATATCCAACTATAAATTCATTATACATACGTTTGTTTCCTAGCTGCTTTTTGATCGTAAGATATTCGCAGTATGTATTTTTATATTCTGCCTGATCCATACGAAGTATGCGCGGTGAAAGAAATTCGAATTGTGCCCATAGGTCGAGTAGATCCTTACTCAATGGCGTGCCATTAAGAATAAGTTTATACTCTACCAATTTGCCAAGTTCAATAATTCGCTGTGTGCGTTTAGCTTCCCAGTTTTTAATTTTCAAACTTTCATCTACGATGATCACCGGGCATTTGGCAGATTGTACCTTGGAGTAGAGCTCCAAGTAAATCCTGTCGGAACTACTTAGACTTTCGATACCAATAAAATCGTGAGGGCAGGCAAAACCGCCCCAGAGATTAACCTGATACACTACTGATTCGTTATAGTTATCGGTATTGATTGCTTGATAAGGTGCTAAATATAGCACATAATCGGGCTTAACCGAGTTGGCTAGTTCTACAGCTGGACGGGTTTTGCCTGTGCCAGCCTCCATAAACAAAGCTCCTACTTTATATTCTTGGAGCTTTGTTATTGCTTGTGATTGTTGGGTTAAGAGTTGCATTTTTCTCCATTTACTGATAATACATAAATCTGATTCCAAGCGTTACTCCACGTTACATAATTATCAGTATCTCTTTTATGAATCCAATCAAACGTCTGGTATTCATTATCATCAGGGTAAACTGGAACGCCTTTAATTG